GATGTCTTCGATCAGACGCGAGTATTCCCAGTGTTGGTCGATAGCAACGGTCTTCTCGCCTTCCGTAGCAGCGATCAGCGTCACTTGGCTACCAGCAGCCTTAGCAGAAGCATCACCACGAGTCGGGGCAGGAATGTGAACCGTATCACCCTTCTTGCCCTTGAAATTCATCTTCTTGATGAGGTTCGCAGCAACGAGGGCTTTCTTGTAAGACGCAACAATCTCATCACTCCATACTTCCGGGATGAAGGTTGCGGCGGTCGTTACGGTAACGTTATTAGTACCTAAAGGCATATTAATCTCCTAAAATCAAAAGTTATTTAACACGCCCCTCCGAATATGCAGCCATAATTTCAGGTTGTAAGGCTTCATATCGTGCGGGGTCAGTCATTCTTAGCCGGATAAGGTCGGCACGGCGATAAACTTTCTTTGCAGACTCCCCAGTACCGCCACCATCTACAGCAATAGCCTTCATGTCTTTAGCACGAGTTTCCTGTCCAGTAGCGACAGTATTATTCGTCCTAGCACCACGAATCTGTTTGTAGGTAGAAATCAGTTCATCAGCAGCATTGAAGTCATACTGGGCATCAGCCAGTGCGTACATGTTTACACGCATCGGTGATCCTTTGATCCAGTTGACAAACTCTGGGTCTTGAACAACCTGAGCAAAGTCAGGATGCTTCTTAGCCAGAGCAGCTTGCGTCTGTAGCTGTTGCATCTGTCGTGCAGCTTGCTTTGCAGCAAGTACATCAGGATGGCTTGCAACAGCCTTCTGAACAGCGGTCTTAGGGTCTTCAAAGAAGTCTAATTCATTTTCAACTTGCGGTGGCGCTTCTTTCTTCTGAGAGAGTTGCTGCTTCAGTAGTTCATCTGCAAGTCGTCGAACCTCACCAACCTCTTGTGCTTGACGACCAATGAGCTTTTCAGCTTCTTGGTGCATCTGCACAATTTCTTCTAAAGTCTTGCCCTGGTACTTACCGGGGACTTTAGGAGCTTCTGGTTGAGCAGCCTTAGCTGCTTCTTGTTGTTCAACTGCTTCAAGTTCACTACCCTGATTCAGTTCTTCATTGTCAATTAGAGCCATACCAAACCTTTCATCCTGCCCTTTTGGGTTTTAGGACATTATTGCACTTAGGTTCCCGCTTACTCCCCATGAGAAGCGGCCTTCTTGCGTTCTTCTTTCATCTTTTCGGCACGTACACGTTCCCAACGGGAATACGCACCAGGAAAGGCACCAGTAATGCCTTCCAGTTTGAAGTTAGTAGCAGACATGATACGCTCTGCTTGAGTGCCGCAAGAGCAGTCCACAGAGCGTACAGAATCATCTACAAACTTCTCAAACACCTGCCCACAAGGGCAAGCAAATTCAAATATTCTCCGCATGTTGCAATTCCTCAAAGACTTTCTCACACATTCGTTTACGGTTAATGATCAGATCAAGAATGTCTAACTGCCCCTTGCGATACCATAGATCATTGGAGTCTTTTACAGCCGACAAGTCATCAATGCTGTCTCTTAACTTTTGTAAGTCTTCTGTGAGGTCTTTCCAGCCTTGCTGGGAGAATAATGAGAATTGTTCTTCGTAATACTGTGTTAAGGATTGTTCCATAGGAGTCCTTTGTAGTTGCTTATAAGAGTATTATACACTAATTTTATGTTTTTGTCAAGTGTTTTCTACTGCTTTCGCATCATTTGTGTCATTGCAATACGTTCATTGCTGTCAATATCCTTTTCCTTCAAGGCAATTTCAGCAAGTTTTACGCGACGTTCAAAGTCTTTAGCTTCGTTGTTCTCATCTAGGTTCGTGGACAGTGCTGCAACCAGCTTAGCCTGAGCAATCTGAGGTGTTGCCTGAGCCTCTGCAACAGCCTTAGCAGCCTCTGCTTGCTGTTTCTGAGCCTTAGATTGCATCTCAGCAATCTGAGCCTCCAGAAGAGCCATTTGAGCCTGTTGCTGCTGCATCTGAGCCTGTGCAGCCTCAGGTGAGGGCTGAGACATCTGATCCAGTGCCTGCATAAGCTCTGCACGGTTCGTAAGGCTACTGTTTTGCATGATTCCCTTGAGAATCAGGGGCAGAACAGGTGTATTCGGGCCTAAAGTCTGTAACAAACCAATCATCTGTTGTTGTTCAAACTCACGAGCCAACACACCAAGAGCAGCAGTAGGCACAAAAGTCATGTCAACAGACGGATAACGCTCAGGATCAAACTGCATATATCGGAATGCAGCTTTCTCAATGAACGGAATCATGAAATCTTCTTGGAAGTTGGTCAGAGTACGCTTGTACTTCTTGATAACTCCAGCCATAGCCATACTCATGCCACCGACACCAGCGTCACGAGGCACATTCGTAGGCATTCCGGAACTATCTACTGTTCCCGTTGCTTGTAACAGCATCCGTTCAAAGTTCTGAGCCATAACCATCGAGTTACCGTCAGTCTGTCCGAACTTAAATGGGAACAGAATCTCATTAGGATTACCGTTAGTCAGGATAGCCTTACCAGGTTTAACCTCAAACTTAGCACCACGAGGCAGTCGGGTAGCGTCCATAGCCATCATAGGAGCCGTTGTAAGGGCCAAGGAGTCCATATGAGCACGCAACTGACCGTCAATGGCCTTCTGCATGTTATAAGCCTTCTCAACCGTTCCACGACCCCAGAAACGACCAGGAACCGTGTCATCCTGATAGGCAACAACAGGACGATCCTTCATCATGTACGGGTTTTCTTCAGCCTTGAGCAGCAGGCTGTCGTTCGCAATGACGACAATAGCTTCGACAAGGTTGGAATACCGGTCACCAGGAGAATCTTCAGGGAATAATTCTTCGTATTCCTCTTCTTCTACCTCAGACAAGTACTCACGAGGCACCAAACCGTAGTAAGTTACCAGACGAACCTTGTCATCTTGGAACTGTTTCGGGTCTTGAGTAGGCTCTAATTCAGCATCTTCACTGTCAGGCTGGATGTCTACCTTGCGATAGATGCCTGCTTCAATGCCTTCAACAATCTTGTGGATAGAAACAAACTTTTCAATCGCCACGCCCATAGCTTCATCAATGGTATCAGCGTTAGGATCAATCAAAAAGTTCTTAGGATTGACTGGTTTTAGCTTAACTGCAACTCGTTCAGTCTCATTCACACCGATTGCAGCAGCTTGAGCTACACCGGGAATAGGTTGAGTAGCGGGAGTGTATTCAGTTTCACTCTTAACGATGATTTCACCGATGCCAGTACCATAGATTTCTGCCATCAGTTCGATCTGATCAACAGATTTCTTGATCTTATCCTTCTTGAAATCCTCAGTAAGCTGTACTCGGAGGGCTTCAATGTCCATCGGATTACCATCTACATCACGGATGTCATCATCAATGTCAAAGAATTCACCGTTACCGAAGATAGCTTCCATGATCTCAGCATGGCGAGTCTCTACGGCTTGCTGCGTGGCAGGAGAGATGATGCGAGAGCGTTCCGAATCACGTTGGCGGTCACTTGAATCCCAAACCCCACGAAAGATACGCTCATACTCTAACCACTTATCCATGTAGTTAGCATCACGATGATCCCGCCAGCGAGTAATGTGATCAGTAATCCAAGAGACAAGTTCTTTGTCATTCTCGGAAGGCTGATCCATCTCAGTGTTGTAGTTTTCTTCCATTACATATCCTCAATAGAATCGTTTAGGGCATCGTCATCTATCTCAACCTCGGAACTCGTAATCGGCCCACCAACAAGCCAAGCACTGCAAGTACGATCAGCAGCACACTTGAAGTCAAATAATTCACAGAAGCCCAGATTAGCAGTCTTCATGACATCTTCTGCATAACCTTCTTCTTCATCAATTCCATACTTGATGCACTCAAGCATTTCAGGAGTCTGGATGAAAGCAGCACAATTGCCACAGCGCATAGACTTGGCTTGCTTTAGGTCAGTCTGCCATTCGTTTGCTTTATCGTTCCAAAAGGCTTCGTTAGATAATTCAGGATTAGCAGGGCCATATCCATACTCTTTAAAAGCATGGTTACGGTTCTTGAGATTGACATGAATATCTTGAGTTGCAATAGGACACTTCATTACCATTTCACCTTATTGGCCCAGAAAGCCGCAGACATCTTACCCTTGGCAATGTTCTTGGCATGACGAGCCTTGAATGCTTCGTTACGAGCAGAACCTTCAGGAGAGCCAGATACGCCTTGCTGACCAAAGCGAATAGTCTTAACTTGATCACCTTCCTTGGCGACAACAACATGGCTTTTGGTAGGATGGTTAGGAGTGCGCTTAGGCTTGTTGTATCCTGCTACACCTGCACGAGTAAGTCTAGAATCAGTAGCCACTTTTCTTAACCTTCTTAGCAGTCTTGGCTGCATCCTTGAAGTCTTTAGCAGACGGAGCACCTTTGGTTCC